AGGAGAGAGTGACACGAATCGTCTTGCAAGAAATGATATCGGACAAGAACATAAAGTTATTGATGTCAAGGATACAGACTACGATGATGGTACTTCTCCAAAAGGAAGAACAAGAGATGTTCCGACAGCTGGTGGTGTAGAGTGGGGAGAACTTTCAAGTAATGATTTAACGATTGCTGTTACACCAAGAAACAATCCTACCTATCCAAAAAATCATGTCTTTGAAAGTGAGAGTGGACATATCAAAGAGTTTGATGATACGGATACAAGTGAAAGAATCCATGAGTATCATAAGTCTGGAACATTCTATGAGGTTGATGCAGATGGCGATAAATCCATTCGTATCGTGGGTGACAAATACGAAGTTGTTGTTGGAACTGAATATGTCAACGTCAAAGGAACAGTTAATCTAACAGTTGAAGGTGATGTTAACACTTACGTTCAAGGAAACATGAATACGATTGTTGATGGAGATAAGATAGAAGTAATTAGAGGTAATCTAAAACAAGAAGTTCACGGAACAGTTGATGAAGTTTTTGGTTCAACACAAAGAACAGATGTCACTGGTAAAGTCACACAAGTCTATGGAGAGAGTATTGCAACAGAAGTTACAGGTAGATACGACATAGACATTAAACCTCATGATGAGTTAACAGATGAAAATGGTGAGTTTGATTTAGAAGCTGCAACAGTTCACTTTAATAAATCTCAAGCAGCCACTGTACAAACTCCTACAAAAATTATATCTGACCCACAATCAGAAGTGCAAGATTCTTATCCAACATCAAGTGTTCCAGAGGGTTTTGCAAGTAACTATACGACTGCAAATGATTTGCGTAAACAACAAGACGAACAACTTGAAGACAATGATGTGTTTACCGATACTCCAATTGAAAGTGAAAGATACATTGGTTCATGGAATAGTTACGATGGAGACTTTGAATTAGATAATCCAAATAATTTAGAATACATTACTCAAAATAATTCTGATGTTGCATTTCTACGACAAAAAACAATCGACAATGGAAAGACTTGGAATGGTGACCCTTTTGGTTTTAAGAGTGCATCAAAACTTGGATTGTATTCGTCACATTTAGATGGTGCGTTTGTAGAGGCAGAATATGTTTCAAGTCTTTGGAATTGGGCTGGTGATGTGGATAAAAGAATACGTTCAGAACTTGGACAACTCATTGACACTCTTGCAACATCTTGGTCTACTCTATATCCTGACTTAAACAAACTAACTGTTACAAGTGGATACAGAGGTCTTCGCAGAAATGCAGCTGTAAGAGGTTCGTTTCCTCATCGAACAGGAAAGGCTATTGATATAGTGGTGGGTAAACTTACAGTAAAACAAAGTCAAGACTTTTTACAACTCGCAATAGATACTGGATTCACAGGTATAGGAACGTACTACGATAATCCAAAGAGGGGGAGATTTCATCTTGACATATTACTTAAACGTGAATGGAGAGATGGTGGTGGTGAACAGTACACTAGATTTAGAAAAATATTTTTTACTGCTGGGTATAATGTTCCTGACTATAATGAGTCAACATCATACTCTTCTTATTCTACATAACTCGTATAAATAATATGATAATAAAAACAATAGGAGTTATAGGTGTCTGCATACATTGATGCACAAGCAAATAACAACAGTGATAGAAACTCAAGACAATATACTGACCTTGACTTGTTCTTTGGTAGAAAAACTTCTGATAGTGATATCAGTAAAGTCACAGACATACAAGCAGTCAAGCGTTCCATTCGTAATTTAGTTCTTCTTAATCATTATGAGAAACCTTTTCATCCAGAGATTGGTTCTGGTGTAAGGGATATGTTATTTGAATTGATGACACCTGTAACAGCTGTCATACTCACTAGAAAGATTGAAGATGTTATTAATAACTTTGAACCACGAGCAAGATTAGTTGCAGTCAGAGCATTTCCAAATTTAGATCGTAATGCATATGATGTGAGTGTGGAGTTTTATGTTTTAAATACTCCTACAGAACTTGTAGACTTAACAATCTTGTTAGAGAGATTACGATAATGGCAGATACTAAATTAAGAGTCACCGAACTTGATTTCGATGATATTAAAGCAAATTTAAAAAACTTTTTAAAATCACAGACAGAATTTAAAGACTATGACTTTGAGGGTTCTGGTATGTCGATACTACTAGACACTCTTGCGTACAACACACACTATCTTGGATTCAATGCAAATATGTTAGCAAACGAAATGTTTCTCGATAGTGCGTCACTTAGGTCAAGTATTGTATCACACGCAAAGACACTTGGTTATGAAGTCACTTCTTGTAGAGCCCCAAAGGCAACAATAAATGTTTCACTCACCACATCAGACTCAAGTAAAACCATGTCAGCTGGAACTGCGTTTAATACGACAGTAGATGGAACATCATATCAGTTTGTTACGACATCTGATGTCACAAGTGCAAACTCTGGTAACACAGTTAACTTTGACAGTACAGAAATTTACGAAGGAACATATGTAACAACAAAATATACAGTTGATAGTTCTAATGTAGACCAAAGATTTTTACTTGCAGATAATCGTGCAGACACAACGACCTTGACTGTCAAAGTACAAAACTCATCTTCTGATTCTACAACGACAACTTATACTCGGGCAACTGACATATCACAACTTACTTCAACAAGCACAGTTTATTATTTACAAGAAGTTGAGATAGGAAAGTTTGAAGTTTACTTTGGTGATGGTGTTGTAAGTAAGGCACTTGCTGATGACAACATTGTGGTATTGTCTTATGTTGTAACAAATAAATCTGAAGCAAATGGTGCAAATTCATTTTCAAACTCTGGGGCTATAGATGGTGTAACAAGTGTAACCACAGCAATTGTTTCATCTGCATTTGGTGGTGCAGAACCAGAATCATTGACTTCAATCAAACTTAACGCACCACTTGATTACGCATCACAAGGTCGTGCAGTTACAACGGAAGATTACAAAGTTTATGTTAAAAAACTTTTTGCAAATACACAAGCTGTCTCAGTGTGGGGTGGAGAGGATGGAAGTTACGACACCAGTACAGGTGTAAGTGACACACCAGAATATGGTAAAGTTTTCATATCAGTCAAATCAACGACAGGACTAAATTTATCAGATGCACAGAAAACTCAACTAGTTACAGATTTAAGAAAGTATAAAGTATCATCTGTTACTCCTGTAATCGTTGATGCAGAAACCACGTTCTTAATATTAGGTGTTTCTTTTGCATATGATTCAAACTCTACTACACAAACAAAGAGTGGACTAGAGTCTATAATTAACGATACAATATCTGCATACAATGACAGTAATTTAAAAAACTTTAATAATCCGTTTAGACATTCTAAACTTACAGGGCAGATTGATGATACTGATACTGCAATATTAAATAACACAGTAACCGTTACAATGGGTAAATTTATTACACCCACTTTGTCAACTAAACAATCATTTATCGTAAACTTTGCAAACATACTTTTCAATCCACACTCAGGACACAATGCAGATGCTGGTGGTATCATTGCATCAACAGGATTTTATCTTGGTGAAACAACGGAGTATTTCTTTGATGATGATGGTGCAGGCAACCTTAGAATTTATTCTTTAGTTGCTGGTGCAAGAGTTTACTTTGATGCAGCTGCAGGCACGATTGATTACACAAACGGAAAGGTTACAATCAATCCACTTACGATTACTGCAATATCAAATGTAGATGATGAAACATCATTGTCAATAAGAATGACTGCAATACCAAATTCAAATGATGTTGTTCCAGTTCGTAATCAGATATTAGAAATAGATTTGACTAACACAACCATCACTGGTTCAGTTGACCAAACTACAACCACAGGAACAGGATACACAACAACGGTAACAAGTGGTGGAACAGTAACAAGTACAACGGTATCAACACCAGCGTCAACTGCAACATCATCAGGTTACTAATATGCCATCTATACCAACCATAGCCTTCAGTAACATATGGTCAAGTGGTTCTTCTCACACTGGAACTGCAATAACAGATTTTAATTCTGACACACTTCCAAGTTCCATAGAGGTGTTTACTAACCAAGAGTTCACTTATACCTATTGGGTAAGAGTTCCAGATAGTAGTGGAACTGAGGCAGCTGGCGATAATGAAAATTATGGTGAAATATTATATGTTCGTCTTTTTCCTCAAGTGGAAGGTGCAAACGTGACCGTGACTAATTTTATACAAGTGACTGAAAGTTTAATACCAGACTTAGGTAGTCAAGATAATAGCACTGACGCAGAGATTCAAGCGATTCAAAATTCTCATTCTGGAACTGCATCTGCAACGACAGCCTCAACGGTATCTGGATTTGCGTTTATAGCTGGTGCAACTATATCAGGATACTACACAGTTGATGAGTTGTTTCCAAGTGCAACTGCAAAGTATGTTCCAAGAGGAGAATCAGATTTAAGCACACCCAATATTTCTCTTGGTGGTAATCAGGTTAATTACAGTGGTAAATACTCTGAGATACCACAAGGATTTGAATTGTATGAAATGAAACCAGACTCAACTCAACAATCAAAAGTAAACATAAAAATACAATACCAACAAAAAGGAACAGATGTATTTACTTTTGGTTTTGCAAATGCAGACAATGTAAATGGTTATGTTCCCATTACACAAAACTACTCAACTGCTGGAACATTCTTGACTAACTATTATGCAACAGATTCTTACAGGACAAACATAGAACAAGGAGTGAGTGATGCCGTCAGTTACTAGACTTGGAGACTTAGGGTCAGGACATGGATGTTTTCCACCTAGAGTTTCTACGAGTGGAAGTTCAACTGTATTTGTAAACAACATTGCAGTTCACAGGTCAACAGACACTTGGGCTGTTCATGTTTGTGTTACAGATGGTTCAAGTCATAGTTCAAATTTAGCATCTGGTTCGTCCACTGTATTTGCAAATAATTTACAAGTAGGAAGAATAGGTGATCCAGTTGCGTGTGGTAGTGTTGTTGCACAGGGTTCTGGTAATGTGTATGCTGGTGGATAAGAGATGAGTAAAAACGATTCTAAATTAGTAACAAAAGTCTCACCCTTAATAGAGGGTCAAGTTCCTGACTTTGTTCAGTCAGACCATCCTGTCTTTGTTCGTTTCCTAAAACATTACTATCAATATCTTGAGGCTGGAAGAATAACTTTAGACACTCCGTCAGTTGAGTATGTAATTCAAGAAACTGCAACTACCAGTTACATTTTAAATTCAGATGGTGATAGAGTAGTTACTGAAAAGGGAACTGGAACTACTTCAAACTTTGTTGAAAACGAAACAGTTACAGGTTCTACCTCTGGTGCAACTGCAACAGTATTACTACAAGATTTAAGAAATAATTATGTCTACATTAGTTCACAACAAAAGTTTGTTACTGGTGAAACAATCACAGGTGGAACTTCTGGTGCAACAGGAACGATAAAAGAGTATCGTGCAAATCCAGTTCAAAACATTCAACAGTTATTAGAGTACGCAAACACAGATAATACAATCTTTGATTTCTTAGATGAGTTCCGTAACTCATTCATGAACGCAATACCGAACACTCTCGCATCAGGAGTGTCAAAGAGGAATCTCATAAAAAATATTAAAGACCTCTATGCAGCTAAAGGAACATCAGAGGGTCACAAACTTTTTATGAGATTGTTCTTAGGTGAACAACCAGAAATATTTTACCCAACAGAAAACATACTCAGATTATCAAATGGTGATTGGGGTCAAAAAACAATCATGCGTGTTACACCTGTTACATCAGGTGTTCTTGGAATTGAAGTCATTGATTCAATCATTACAGGAGAGAGTTCTGGTGCAACTGCGACAGTGGTTAGTTCTGTTGCATTTCAAGAAGGCACAACATCCATAACAGAGTTTGAACTTGAAAACGTATCAGGAACATTTACCTCTGGGGAAACTATAACTGGTCTATCAAACACTAGAGATTTAAATGTAAAGTACACAGTATCGTCAATCGTTACAAGTGCAAGTCCTGTCAACGATGGTATTCTTCATGACTTAAATGAACCAGTTGTTATTGAGGGTTTGGGAAATGAGTTTGCAGAGATTGTCGTAAATGAAATTAACAGTGGTTCAGTCAGTGAAGTTAAAGTTGATGATGTGGGAACAAAGTATGAAGTTGG